AATGTCTGGAGAGGCGGCAGATGCCGCAAGAGGTGCGCGTCTTGTAGACGAGGGCTACATGCCTAGCTTAGAGCGCCTTGGCGCACCTACAGCCATAGGATATTCGCAAAAGTTTGCTGAAGGAGCTACAAAAGACGCAACGAGAGTAATAAACAATACTAGCGTAGCTGTAGCCAAGCGAGATGAATTATTGCAAAACCTTGCGACTCTAGAGCAAGCTGGCGGCGCTTTTGCGGATGCAACAAGCGTGTCTTATAAAATGCTTGATGACACCGTGAAAGAAGCCCAACAAGCTTCCATGAAGGCCGTAAAAGACAGTGTTGACCTTTTGGAGCGCGGTGCTGCGGAGGGCGTAGACATTAATAATGAAGTTCTGGGTGAAATAACAAAAGCCTTTTCGACCTTTCAAGATGTTGCCACTGGTCAATTTAGATTAATGGATGACATGCTCGGCAGACTCAGCTTTACTGATGCTGTTGAGGGTGTAGTAAAAGAGGGCGGCAAGGCTAGAATCATCCCGACAAACGCAATTAGAGGCGCTACAGACCAGTTAGAAGCGAGCATTGGTTCTCTTAGAATGCTTGACGATGATGTAAGAAAAACCATTATGGGTATTAGGTCTCTCGATGAGTATGCCTCTTTTGAGCAATTAGCCAATCAAAGAAAGTTTATTAACGACCTAATATTTTCAGGTAAAGAGCTTACACGCACACAAGCAGACCAGTTGTTTAAGCTAAGAGAAGCATTTGATTCTGCTTTGGATAGTGTAAATTTAAATCAGATAAAGGGTCTGGCTCCTGGTCAAAACTCTCAGTTGCGTGCGATTGCCAACCAAAGAGAGCGTGCTATCAATCAATATAGAGAGGGAATGAAGCGCTTCGATGACGTAGAAAAGTTTGGTGTTGTGCGTAGTATCAAAGCCGCTTCAAAAGACCCGCGATTTAACGCAGACCAGTTCTTCCAGAAAGTTATCAGAAAGAACTCTCCTGAGAGGCTGAAAGCTGTTCTAAATGCAGTTGATGACAAAGAATATGTTCGCTCTGCGCTTGCTAAGTCATATTTGAATGATGCATTGTCCCGCACTGGTGTTGACCTTATGAACCCGAATCAGTTCAACGGTGTTGCTTTCAGGAACCAAATACATGCTCTGGGAACAACAGGCAAAGAATTGTTCGGAAATCAGTGGGGGCAGGTTAAAAAACTTTCTGATACTATAGCGCAAGTAGGCCCAGCAAGAATGCCGCAAGAAGCTGTGGACAATATTCTTAGAATCGGTGCTGACAAGCCTATTATGGATAGCGTAAAAAAGCTTTCAGAGGCGCGCCGCGCATTTGATGAAGCGAACAAAATTAAAGTTGTTCGTGAATTCAATGAAGGTATTCTTAATCCAGAAGACGCCGCTCAGTACATAACCAGACCCGGAACAAATCTATCTGAAGTTGGTCGCATACAAAACTTCTTCAAGTCAGACCCAGAAGCCTTGCAAACAATCAAAGAGTCGGTCATGCGTGACCTATTATCAAGTGTCGGGGATGACATATTTACATCTCCTGCTTCTGCTGCCATTCTTAAAAGAAATATGGACAAGTACAGAGATGGCGTTCTGGAAAAGATATTAGGCAAAGAGTCATACAATATGCTTGATGAGTTTGCTAAAGACATGATTTATTTGGGAGACGTTGGTAAAGAGGGGAGCATTTACGCCGCCACCTTTGCGGCTCACCCTATAGCAAAAATGCGTGATAACTTACGCATGAAAACAACTGCCAAAGTTTTTGCCAGCCCTAAAGTTCTTGCTATGTATGCAAAAAAAGGTCAAGGAGCGCCCAATCAAAGAGTTGGTGGCATAATGAACTCTGTGGGTAACGCTATGAACGTAGTAGGTGCTGGGCGTCAGTTTGGCGCACAAGCATTTGCTGAACAAGTTGGACAAACTGGCAGAGAAGTTGGTAGACTGATTCAGGCGCCACAGCCTACAGAACCGAACAAAAGTTCGTCTTTAGCGAGCGTAACCCCCGTAACACCAGGCGCTGCACAGTTCTACGGAATACCACAGCAGGCGTCACAACCAAGCATACGTCAACAAGCTGCGACCAATCCTGGCATAGCGCAGGCTTTAGGTATTCGCGGCGCAACAGCAGGACTGTTAGGAAACCCATAAAATGAAATCTACAACTATAGACCAGCTACGTCAGGAGCTTGCTTCTGATGAAGGCTGTAAATACGAAATATATTTGGATCACTTGAATTTGCCGACCTTCGGCATTGGCCACTTGATTAAAAAATCTGACCCTGAGTACGGCAAGCCTGTCGGCACAGTCATCGAGCAAGAGCGGGTAGACAATGTGTTTAAGTTAGACATTGCCGTCACCCTTGAAGATTGTCACCGCCTATACCCAGAATGGGATGATTTGCCAGAAGAGTGTCAGCTTATTATTGCGAACATGATGTTCAACCTTGGCTATCCGCGCCTGTCAAAATTTAAAGGCATGAAGGCTGGCGTAGACGCAAGAGAGTTTAACTCCGCAGCGGACGAGATGGTCGATTCCAAGTGGTATACGCAAGTCCCAAACCGCGCACGGCGGTTAGTTTCGCGCATGAGAGCATTGGCAAATGATTCCGAAAGTTAGTGCACCGACAAGGCCAGTGCCAATGAAAAAACACTGTCGCCGTTGCCCGCGTTGTAGCGAGCCACTAAAGACAGTGTATGTGCATGGTCATACGCAGTGCGTTAATTGTGATTGTATCATTGACGATTGTTGTCAAGGAGAAACCTGTCAGGCCGCTCCAGAATCATCATAATCACAACGCCATGCAATTGGCTTGTAAGGAAACTCATAATCTTTAAAGATTAAAATAGACTCCTTCTTTATTTCTTTTGTGCGCTTTTTACAAATTGACATGTTATTATATGGCCCCCAATTATCTTTTAACTCAAAGCAATGACCATCATGCCCCTGTCCTAAAACAGCGCACACAACCACAATAGCTGTATACATTTAATTTTCCAATTCTACCAAAATTTCTAACTCATTATGTCTGGGAGTAAGCATTTCTAGTTTGCAAACAGGACAAATCATAGAATCCTCTTCTAACCCGTCAGACTTAAAATTCATTTTGCTCTCACATTTAGGGCAAAGTCCATTTGATATAAACTTAGCCATAGTTCCGTCACCTTCTTGCATCATAGGATGTCTTCCTAGAAAGTTGCTCTATATAAATATTTAGGTCATACTATATGAACATTGTCAAGAAATAAATTTCACACTTTCCAACGGGGGGAAGATGCTGAACAATTTCGAAGCTGGTAAGCTTGGCGAACATATATGTATGACCCACCTAATGAAATTAGGTTACTCATGTCAGATTATTAATCTTGATACAGTTGATATCGTAATTAATTATCAAGAAACTTTTCTGCGGATTCAGGTCAAGTCAAGTATATTAAAGGGTAGAGGCAGTGGCATGACGCGCCACATGGGGTATCAATTTGCCACATCTCACAGTGGCAAAAAAAAACCTTTAACAAAAGAACATTGCGACATAGTAGCGTTTGTTGCCATTGAGCCAGAAAGAGTTTTTTTTAAGCCCATAGAATGTTTAAAAGGTCAAGTCACAAAACGCATATCACCAATAAAGTTTAACAAAGATGATTTGGAGCGGCGGTCTTTGCAATATTGTTTAGACCGCCTTTTTTTGTCCAACTGAAGCTATCCCTCCTATAGAGGAGTTTTCACCGTATTTTTCTTGATACGCTTTACTAACAAGAAAACCTATTTGTTGTCTGATATTACGGTGCTCATCCTCCGACATTTTCTTTAATTTATTATATGTTTTCATATCAACACCAATTGATTTATGATTTATTGCAGGCATGACTTACTCCAATGAAAGGGCAACAAACAATGCCATATCCTAACAGATTTTATGGTAAACGCAACAAATTCGGCGCCAAAAAAACAGAGTTCATGGGGATGAAGTTTGATAGCAAGTGGGAGGCAGAGCGTTACGGTCAATTATGGAAAATGCAAGAGAATGAGAAGATAAGAGACTTAGACAGGCAAGTGCGGTTTAATATTGTTATTAATGAACAAAAAATATGCTCTTACATAGCCGACTACACTTATTACAAGCCCAATGAAGATGGTGTAGATGAATTTATTGTAGAAGACGCAAAGGGCGTAGAAACTGATGTTTTCCGCTTAAAAAAGAAACTTATGCTAGCAGTAAACAATATTGATATAAAAATTTCTAAAAAATAATACTTGCAATGTAGAAAAAGATTTCCTAGATTGTTTCTAACGACAACATTTATGGAGGTCAAAATGACAGATATGTTATCTGTATCATCCTCTTCACTGTCTGAGCTTGATATCTTTAAGAAAGAACTTGAGCAGACAATTTTAGAGGCGCAAGAAAAGGTTAAGCTCATTAAGAGCGAAATCGAGTCAAGGTACCTTGAGAGGGCTCAAGACAAGCTACGTCAAGAGGGCAAGGACTTCGGCAGCGTTACCGTTAATGATAATGGTTACAAGGTCAAAGTTAATCTTCGTAAGCGCGTAGAATGGGAACCCGGTATTCTCGTTAAAGTGCTGAATAGCATGGATGAAGATACCGCCCGTCACTATGTAGACGTTAAATACACTATTCCAGAAGCAAAATTTAATGCGGCACCGCCAGAGATTAAGGGCGTTCTGAGCGAGGCTCGTACTGTACATTTGCAAGGTGTAAGTGTGGATTTAGAGAGGGATGATAATGCTTAATATCATTACAGCAGAGCAAAGGCTCAAAGAAAAGAAAGGCCACAAGATGGTTGTTTGTGGTCAATCAGGGGTAGGCAAGACTTCTCTTGCTCGTACCCTTGACCCATCCAAAACCCTGTTCATGGACTTAGAAGCGGGTGATGCGGCTATCGAAGGTGTAGCTATTGATGTTATCCGTCCGCGAACGTGGCAAGAGTGCCGCGACTTTGCGGTTTTCTTGGGCGGGGCAAACCCATCGTTAGGTGAAGAAGCTACATATAGTCAGGCACATTATGAATATGTATGCCAGACATATGGCGACCCAGTAGAGATATTGTCTAAATATGACACTATCTTTGTTGACTCTATTACAGTAGCTGGACGTTTGTGTTTTACGCACTGCCAGAACCAGCCTGAGTGTAAATCAGAAAGAACTGGCAAGCTAGACACTCGCGCCGCATATGGTATGCAGGGCAGGGAAATGATGGGGTGGCTATCGCACCTTCAACATATTCGTGACAAGAATGTTATTTTTGTTGGCATTCTTGACGAAAAAGTTGATGATTATGGGCGGCAGACTTATGAGTTGCAAATTGAAGGCGCTAAAACAGGTCGTGAATTGCCCGGAATTGTTGACGAAGTTATCACGATGGCAATCATGCCTGATGATAGCGGAGCGCCTTATCGCGCTTTTGTTTGTCAGACACTGAACCAGTGGGGATACCCTGCCAAGGACAGGTCTGGTAGACTAGACCTTCTAGAAGAACCACACTTAGGAAGGCTTCTAGAAAAAATGTCAGGCGGCAAGCCTCAAGCTGAACGCCCGATGAATTTTGTAAACCCAAGTGAAATTAAAGTAGAGGACGAAACCAATGCTTAATCTAAACGAAGTACCCGTATCAAGCGGAAGCAATGAGCCATTAACACTTATTCCTGATGGCACCATTGTCAGAGGCGTCTTGATGTTTCAAGGCGGCGACCAAATGATGCCTGAGTTTTCTCAGAGCGCCATGTTCTTTAAAAAGTCAGCGCATACCAGCGCAGTATGGATGCCAATCGAAATGACTATTGTTGGAGGTCAATACGACAAGCGTAAGGTCTGGCAGAATATTTTTGTTCATGGCGATGCTATTGACGAATCTACTGGCGTATCAAAGGCTCGTATGATTGGCCTTGATACAATCAGGAAGATTGTCAACAGTGGTCACAATCTAAACGCAAACGATATGTCACCAGAAGCACAGGCCAAACGTCAAATCAATGGCGTTGAGGATTTGCAGGGTTTAGAAGTTTGTTTTGTGGTTGGTATCGAGAAATCGAATGACCCACAGTATGCAGACAAGAATAGAATTAAAACTTTCTTGTCACCAGACAGTAAGGACTTTGTTGCACCAAATGGCTCTGGAGGCGCCTCTGCGGGCTCACCATTGTCACCTATGCCACCGCAGGTGCAACAGGCCATGAATGCGCAGATGCCAGCCCAACAGGCTCAGAGCGGCGTTACGCCAGCTTGGGCACAGAAATAGTCGGTACTGTAGTTCAAGTATCTTGAGCAGGTATTGATTAGGGAAGAGCCCATAGTTCTTGGTGCGTACTAGGGCACAAAAAACGGGGGCTCGGCTCTTCCCGACAACAATTTAAAGGCATACTAACGGCATCCATAAATGGTCGTTAGCTGGTTTGGGTGGCACCAGTGCCGTAAAGCCACCCACCTTATTAACGAAAGGAAGGGAAGTAAAATGCGTAATGCAAAGAAAGTGATTGAAGATATTCGTGAAAGATTAGATGCTTTGGAAGCAATTCTAGAAAATAACGAAGCATCTAAGAAAATTCCAAATAACGCTATGGGTACTTTTAACTTGCTGAAGAAGGGCAAATTTTCTGTTTTATCTTTGGCGAAGAAGCTAAACAAGTCTGAAGGAAGTATTTACACAGAAATGTGGAGCATCCGTAAGGCTGGTTATGCTTTGGGTAAAGAGTACAACAAACGCAAGCGTCTACACGAATATCGGCTGGACAAATGATGCTAAAGCATGTTGATTTATGTTCTGGGGTCGGGGGTTTTGCCCTCGGCTTCAAATGGGCGGGTTTATCTAAGCCCGTCCTTTTTTGTGACATCGAGCCGTGGTGCAGAAAGTTACTTGCACAAAACTTTCCTAACGTACCTATCGCTGATGATGTTAAGGAGATAGCAAATGACCCAAAAAGATTTATTCCAGAACCCATCGGAATCCTCACCGCAGGATATCCGTGTCAACCATTTAGTCAAGCCGGGGCAAGGAGAGGAGAAGCGGACCCTCGCCACATCTTCCCGCACATCCTTGGAATTGTTGCACAAACAAGACCGACTTTTACCGTTTTCGAAAATGTTTATGGACACATCTCTATGGGGCTGGACAACGTACTCCATGCAATGGAAGGCGAAGGTTACACCGTCAAACCGTTTGTTGTTCCAGCTAGCGGTGTCGGCGCCCGCCACAAGCGCGACCGAATCTGGATATTGGGCTACGCCGAACACGATGGACCACTTGCCGCAGAGGTCGCCAGAGGCTCTTTTAAAGCAAGCGACACAGGCAAGGAAGGGTCGCACCAGACCAGCAAACTTGAGGGAGCAAGTAGACCCGAACACAGTAGAGATGTGGAACAAGGCACAGGAACCGAAGATGTGGGCAACGCCGCGCACAACGGATGTAACGGGCGGTCCGAGGCAGTTGGACGAAAAGGGTCGCAGGGTGAGCAAGAGCAACCCCAACCTGAAGTTCGGGGCGAACTTA